ACTATATATATATACCTTATTCTCTAATTCTCAGTACCACACCTTTCTTTAGAAAAAGTAGAAAAAGAGGGTCTAAGTGTTGAAAGAGAAGGGTATCGGAAGAAATAGAAAAGGGTGTTTATCTGAGAATCGAGAATGACTTCCCCTTTTTTGCCAAAAAAGCCCGACAGATCAAGGACTTAGGCCAATTTAGGCTTAGGATTTTTGAGAGAACGGCGTTCTCAAAAGTTGGCAGGCACCAATTCGACCCCAAACGCAAAAGCCTGATAAATCAAGGACTTAGCCAAACTAGGGCGACAATCGCTAGGGAAAACGTAGGAAAACCGTCGAAAAGCGTAGGGAAAGCAGGTAATATGTGGGTAATGGATCACAGGAGACCCAAATGACTACGACAATGACCGACGACGAAATCAAGACCATCGCCCAGCAAGTAGTGGAGCGGCTGCTACCGGCCATCGAGGAGGCAGTTCGACAGCAGGCCCGTTACAGCGCACTCTTTGACTTGATGCGCCCGATGATCCAGCAGGAGGTACCCCGACGAAGGATGGACAGCTTGAGCAAGGTCGTCAGGATCGTTACCCGGACCGCTCACTACGCCGGTCAAGACCGCTACGGCCAGCTCTGCGCCCAGGGCTTAATGCCCAGGTCATATCTGCTCAAACTGTCTCGCCTCACAGCCGATGAGTGCCGAGCCGCCGTCGATCAAGCAATTGCGGCTGGCCAGATCGAAAAGGCTTACGACCCCGACACCGGGCTTGCTTGCGTTAGAGCCCTAAAACCGGCTCAGACCCCCGCACAGCCTGCGCCGCCCGCCGAGCGTGACTACGGCCCGCTGGACGACCCGGCCCAGGACGCGCATGAGTGGGACTTTGCGACCGCTTTGGCCAAGGCCCGCGAGCGAGATAGCTGGTATTAGAGGTCGAGATCCCTTTTATTCTCGAATTTCCTTGAGAAAAACTCAACCAGTCCTTTAGACTGCACCCAGCATCCATGCGGGTTTCGAGGTGATCGTGGCGAAAAGAAGTGAGGAAATCTCCCAATCCGTTCTCGTGAAATGGAGCCATCTTCGGGAAGTGCGAAAGCTCATGCCGGAGCTGGCTTGGCTGCATCACAGTCCGGCAGGTGGCCTTAGGGACGGCTTTACAGGCGCTCAGATGACCGCGCTTGGCGTCAAGCGAGGTTTCCCTGACCTAATCCTGCCAGTGGCTTCACGGGCCGATTCAGGCGCTTGTGGACTGGCTATCGAAATGAAGTCAGCCACCGGCTCGCTAGCGCCCGAGCAAAAGGGCTGGCTTGGGGCTTTGGAGAGCCATGGATGGACTACACACGTTTGCAGGTCAGCCGAGGAGGCGCGAAACGCGATATGCAGCTATCTCAATGTGTCACCCGACAGTGCTCCGCCCCTCCCATGACCCTGCGGCACCGGGTTTTGGTAGTGATTCAAGACGCCGACGACACTCTGACCGGCGCCGAGGTCGCAAAAAGGGCCGGCGTGTCGTATCAACAGACAATCTTTGCCCTCAATGCGCTCTACAACATGGGTCGGATTACCCGGACAGGACGCAAATTCACCGCGCGCTGGGGCTCGATTGAGCCCAGGCCATCCCGCAGGCGGCAAGACCCGCCTGCTTTTGTGCTCTTAGAGCAGTTTTTCTCACGTCGCAAGGGATAATTGACAACATGACACACGATACCGTTGCACAAGTTTTGGCAGAGCGCGGCAAACGCTATGGCGAATTCGACAATCACGCCGCGATTAGTCAAAAACTGAAGAAAGTCATCTTCGATGCACGCTCGCGCTGCACTCTTGACCCTGACATGTGCGAGGCGCTGGAGATGATCGCCCACAAGATCGCGCGTATCTGCAACGGCGACGCTCATTACTCAGATCACTGGACCGATATCGCCGGTTATGCCGAGCTAGTGGCCGCGCGCCTGCGTCAAATTGAGGCCGAGCCCATACCATCGGCCGACAATCATCGACGCTTTGGGGAGTGATAAATGCTCGAAATTGTCGGATCAGGACTGCTAGGCTCAATTTTCGGGGGCCTGTTTCGCCTCGCCCCCGAGGTTCTGAAGTGGCTGGACCGCAAAAACGAGCGCCAGCACGAGTTTTCGATGTTTCAGCAGCAGTGCCAGCTCGAAGCACAACGCGGCTCGCAAAAGCTGCAAGAAATTGGCGCACAGCGCGACATGGCCGTGGATGTGGCCACCATGAACGCTTTCAAGGCGGCGATTGAAAGTCAAACAGACATGGCCAAGGCCGCGCCAGGATGGGTGGCCGCACTGTCTGCGAGCGTGCGCCCAATCGTGACTTACGCCCTAATCGGCACCTACTTGCTTCTACAGATCGGGATGGCTATCAACGCCGGGTCGGTCGCGGAGGCATCCAAGCTAGTCATCACCCCAGACTTCGTGAGCCTTGTGTCTGGCACGTTCAATTACTGGCTCCTCAACAGGACGCTTGAAAAGCGGAGTCTGGCGTAAATGGACATTACCCTGGCCATAGAACTGTGCAGGCGCTTTGAGGGCTTTCGCTCCAAGCCCTACAGGTGCCCGGCCGGGGTTCCGACTATTGGGTATGGCACGACCCGATATCTCAACGGTCATTCAGTCAAGCTCAACGACCCGCCCATCACAGAGCAGACGGCTCGCGTGATGCTCATGGACGACCTGCGCACTAACTTCGCGCCCGGCGTGCTGCGCATGTGTCCGATCCTGCGTGAGCACCCCAACCGATTCAACGCCATCCTAGACTTCGCGTACAACCTGGGTCTAGGCAGGCTTCAAACTTCGACCTTGCGCCGCTGCATCAACGCCCAAGACTGGACCGGCGCAGTCGAACAACTCAACAAGTGGATCCGCGGCGGGGGCAAAGTTCTCCCCGGCTTAGTCGCTCGCCGCGCAGCAGAATCGCAGCTCATCAGGTAAAGCAACATGGCACCAGCACAGCAACCGGCAGTAAATCACGAAATGCTTGCATCAAATTGCACCGATGCGCTCACACAATACCGCATCAACATGCTAGAGACGACCCTCGAAGCGGTGAAAGAAAACCTCATCAAACTGGCGCAGCTTGAACAAAAGCACCTTGAAACCAAGGAAAGCTTGACCCGCGCCTTCGACTCCATGAATGACTTGAACAAACGCCTACAAACCGTCGAGTCAGAAATGCCGACGCTCAAGCTCGTGCGCGGGTGGGTCATCGCCGCGGTGCTGGGGATTGTCAGCCTGCTAGGCGTGGCCATCTTCAAACTGTTTACGATTTCGGTGTGATGGACGACCAAGCCGAGTCATTCAAACCGACTCGCCGCAACGGCGGACCTGCGCGCGGCCCAGCTCGCGGATCGGTCAAGGGCAAGCCTGCCGAGTTGCGCAACAGCAATCGGACGCCAGAAGGACTCACGGTCGAGCAGGAAGCGTATGCCCGAGCGCGGGCCATGGGCATGAGCATCATAGAAGCCTCGCTTGCGGTAGGCATTCATCGCACCGGCGGCGCCAAGTGGGAAAAGGACAACCAGAAGGTCAAAGACCGCATCATCCAGCTATCCCATATCGCCACCTCCAACGCGATCCTCAAAACGGGATTGAATCGAGAGTGGGTGCTGAGCCGGCTTATGTCCGTGGTTGAGCGCTGTATGCAGGCCGAGCCGGTTACGGATGCCAAGGGCGAGCCCACCGGCGAGTACCGTTTTGACGCCTCGGGCGCTAATCAAGCGCTGCGGATGCTTGGCGACACGATGGGCATGTTTAAGCCATCAGAAAAGAAGGACGACGAATTTGCAACCCTCAGCGACTCCGATCTTGTCCGAATCGCTCAAGAGCTTGCCGCCCAAACTGGCCTACTTGAAGGTCCTTCAGGAGATCAAGCGCAGGCAGGATCGGGACAAGTTATCGAGGTACAAGCCGTACGCCAAGCAGGTTGAGTTCCACAATCGCGGGGCGACGCATCGAGAGCGCCTATTCCGGGCCGGCAACCAGCTTGGCAAGACGTGGAGCAGCGCCTACGAGATCGCTTACCACCTGACCGGGCTTTATCCAGAGTGGTGGCGGGGCAAACGGTGGAATCGGGGTGTGACGGGCTGGGCGCTGGGCGAATCCATGGAATCGACCCGCGACACCCTGCAACGCTTAGTCCTGGGCCGGCCTGGGGAGTGGGGCACAGGCACCATCCCCGAGAAACTCATCATTGAGGTCAAACGCGACTCGGTGGACGCGGTTTTCGTCAAGCACGTGAGCGGCTTGGTGTCGCGCCTGTACTTCAAAAGCTACGAAAAGGGACGAACCAAGCTTCAGGGTGAAACGCTGGACTTCGCCGCACTGGACGAGGAGCCGCCGCACGATATTTACACCGAGGTACTGACCCGGACCAACGCAACCAAGGGCATTGTGTGGATCACCTTCACCCCGCTGCTTGGTATGTCCGAGGTCGTGCGCTTGTTCCTGCAAAACCCAACGCCCGACCGGTCAGATACCAACATGACCATCGACGATGTTGGCCACTACAGCGCAGAGGATCGGCAGCGCATCATCGCCAGCTACCCAGAGCACGAGCGCGAGGCACGGGCCAATGGTGTGCCCATCCTGGGCAGTGGGCGCGTGTGGCCGATTGCAGAGAGCGCCATCAGTGTTGATCCGTTCCCCATTCCCGACCATTGGCCGATTATTTGTGGGGTGGACTTTGGCATCGACCACCCGAGCGCGGGGGCATGGCTGGCCTGGGACCGCGACACCGACACGGTGTACGTGTACAACACCTATCGGGTGAGCAACGAAACCCCGGCCCAGATTGTCCCGAGGATCATTCAGCGTGGTCCGTGGGTGCCTGTCGCATGGCCAGCCGACGGCTTGCAACGGTCCAAAGGTGACGGCATTCAATTGGCCGAGCAGTATCGTGAGCACGGCGCCAACATGCTGCACGAGTATGCGCAGCTCCCGGAAACGGGCGACGAGGAAGGCAAAAAGACCAGCCGCACCAGTGTCGAGGCGGGTGTGACGCTCATGTTTGACGACATGAAGCGTGGCAAGTTCAAGGTATTCCGTGGGCTGGAGGACTGGTTCGCGGAGTTCCGCCTGTACCACCGCAAGGACGGGCTCATTGTCAAACTGCAAGATGACTTACTGTCCGCCACCCGGTACGCCTATGTGATGAAGCGGTACGCATCGACACCGCCTGACCCCCAGACCACCATGATTAACCCGCGAAGGGACCATAACTGGCGTGTTTGACTAAAGGTCAAATAGCCTTGGCGCGTACAAAATACTATCGGCGGATAGCACCCGGACTTAGGCCCATGATTGGCAACATTCAGTTGAACAGCGAAGCCATAGAGCGCGACAGCGAAGGCTACCCAGGCGCCAACGCTGGCGGCCCGACCATGGCCAAGCAGTATCAGCATGATGACAAGCCACGCGGCAATGTCGTGATTGGGGAAGCGCCCACCGACACTCAGTCCCCCGGTCAGATTCCCGACGACCTTGAAAACTCTGCGCTGCCACGTGCTCAGGTGGAGATGTTCCTGCGCGAGATTAAGCATCAGCCCCACTGGAGGCGCGAAGCTGACCGGGCCGCCGACTTCTACGATGGCAACCAGCTTTCCCCAGAGGACGTGGAAACCCTCAAGGACCGAGGCCAGCCCCCGCTCATTACCAACATCATCAAGCCGACCGTGGACACGGTGCTTGGCATTGAGGCCAAGTCACGTAGCGATTGGGTCGTGCGGCAGGAAGATGATGACGAGTGCGAGGACGAAATGGCCCAGGCACTCTCGGTCAAACTCAAACACGCCGAGATTGAGTCACGGGCCGATCGCGCGGTATCCGACGCTTATGCCGGCCAACTCAAAGCGGGGCTAGGCTGGGTCGAAGTGGCACGAGAGCATGACCCGTTCAAGTGTCCCTATCGTGTGCGCTACGTGCATCGCCGGGAGATTTTCTGGGACTGGCGGGCCGAGCAGCCCGACTTGTCGGACGCCCGTTACCTGATTCGCCGGCGCTGGCTAGAGCTTGAGCACGCCATCGCGCTGATGCCGCAGTACGCGAG